GTAGTCATTTGGACTAGATGCGGGAGGAATTGATGATTGATATTAGATCGGGGTGTTGTTTAGAGCTACTTAAGGGGATCTCTGACGATAGCTTGGATTTTGTGTGTATGGATCTACCTTACGGTACAACACGCTGCAAATGGGATTCACAAATAGATTTAGGGAAGTTGTGGTTTGAGTTAGAGCGGGTCGCTAAGGATAGCTGCGCAATCGTACTGTTTGCTCAAACACCATTTGACAAGGTTTTAGGGGTAAGTAACTTAAAACTCCTAAAATATGAGTGGATCTGGGAGAAGACAGCAGCTACGGGACACCTAAATGCAAAGAAAATGCCTATGAAGGCGCACGAGAACATATTAGTTTTCTATAAAAAGCTGCCAACTTATAACCCAGTTAAGACGCAAGGACACACCCCTGTAAACGCCTACACAAAAAGGAATGGTGACGGAGAGTGTTACGGTGAGGGTGTAGTTGTATCAGGTGGAGGTAACACTGACAGATACCCTAGAAGTGTTCAGGTTTTCAGTAGTGATAAGCAGACCTGTAGGTTGCACCCAACCCAGAAACCTCTAGCACTCATAGAATACCTAGTAAAAACTTATAGCAATGAGGGGGATGTTTGTGGTGATTTCACAATGGGTAGCGGCACTATGGGAGTAGCTTGTAAAAAGCTAGGACGTTCTTTTATAGGGTTTGAGAAAGATCCTGATATATTCCAAGTAGCAAAGAATAGAATAGACAATACATAACACATGGCTAACGCCATTAGAGAGGTTGGATTGAATAAAGATAACACATCCCTATGGTGGGATAAAGATTGTACTGGGTATAGAGAAGCCCAGTTACGTAAATGGTTCTACGGTAGTACAGCAAACATATCAGATAGTGATGGAGAAGGTATTTCAGTAATAACAGAGCAACCTCAATACGAAGACACCCTCTCAGACCCCCTATATCGCCCTGTGAGCCGGTTTAGCGTTGCAGACATGGAATCACTCAAGTTTTACACTAAAGACGAGCTAGGGTACTTAGAGAAGGGCTTAGAGTCATTTGATATTTATTAGTGCTTGACTGCTTGGTTGGTCAGTATCATATAATTAAGTTCTAGGTTGTCAACACGTTATAGTGTAACAACAAACAAGACCTAACCTGATTAGGCAAAGAAAGTGTAAGGATAAGCGGAAACGAGAAATCGTCCTTATGCGCCTCCCTAATGGGAACCCGCAAGACGGGTTGTAAAGAGTTCCGTGTGATGATAGGTAGAGGAACAGGTACGGCATCCTGCTCTACGTCGAGGTAAAACTCTTAGCCGACTTTACCCCATAACAACGCAATGTTGTGTGGGTTTTTATTCTGAGTTTTTACAGGATCACCCAGAGCCATAGAGCCTGCTATCACAGCCTGCTAATACGTGTTCTCCTCCTCTCCATGTTATGTAGGGGTTTTGGGTAACTATTCAATTACAGATCAAGAGAGGTCAATATGCCCTTTGTTAAAGGCGACCCTCGAATCAACCGTAAAGGCCGTCCTAAAGGCGGAGTTAATAAAAACCGTTATATCTCCGAGTGGAACACCATTGGTGAAGAAGACGGTATGAAGATGCTCCGTCAAGTCCTTCGTATGGTTCGTGACCCTAAAGCTACACCTACGTTCAAGCGTAAGCAGTGTATCAAGCTCCTAGAGCTTCACAAAGCTATTGTGAACGGTAAAGCAGATGCCCCTGAAGAGTTCAAGGCAATGCTGCTTAAATGCTCCAGAGAGTTTACAAACATCCTTAAGGGGCTTCTTAAAAAAGAAGACCTTTCAGCACAGAACAGAGAAACCATCCTCAACTTCTTCCTTAAAGAAACTCTTGTCGCTCCTGACAAGGAGAAAGCTACGGAGGAGGAAGATGATAGCTTCAACCAACCAGTGCTTACATTGGCTGCTGTTGGTGGTGAGAAGGTTGTCCCCCTTAAGAAAAAGAAATAGAGATTGAGTCGCTTTAAGACTCTGACCAGTGCGAGGCTGTCTGAATAGCCCCCTGCAAGCCCTCCCTACAAGACGTATAGTGCAGCAAGGCGATGAGAGACGGAGATGTTGTGAGCAGGCGAGTGGCTGCACAACGAGGTTTCAGTTGTAAACCCCCAAGGATTCGCGACCTTGTGGGGGTTTATTAGAGTCCTCCATACTTTTCTTGGTGGTGGATTTAAAAGCTAGAAGGGGGAGGTTATTAATTGGCCTTCTTTTCTCCCCCCTTCTGGTTACTGATTATGTACAAAGAGAAAAGTAGACTTGGGAAAAGAGTTTATGGCAGGTATCTACAAACAGGATTATTTTGGGTTTGTTTATTTGTGGTATGATACAAAGCATAAGAAGTTTATCATAGGATCTCATCACGGCAGTATCCACGATGGGTATACCACATCTACTGGAGGCGTCCACGTAAAGCGAATCTTCAATGCTCGTCCAGAGACAATGAAACGAAAGATACTAGCGTACAATCCCGTAGACTGCCTGAAAGCTACAAAAGATTTAGAGCAGCGCTACCTAGATATGCGACCTAGTATAGGGGATAACCCTAAGTATTACAACATCAACCCCAACGCAGTCGGTGGGGTGGGTGGTTGGGGTCACGTGAACAGTGATCCTGACAGAGTAAACCCTATGAAGCGTCCTGAAGTAAGGGAAGCTCATGCACAGCGTATGCGTGACATCGTAGAACAAGACCCACACTATTTTTGCAGACACGCTATAGGTGATAACAGCCCTATGCGGAGACCAGAGGTTCTTGCCAGACACCCCGCACTTTTCTCCTCAGAAAATAACCCTATGCTTGACCCTGAAGTCAAGAGAAAGAATAAAGAAACTCAAACAAGACTTTCAGGTAAGCCTGTATCTGTTTGTGGGGTTTCTTACCCATCTCTTAGGGAAGCTGCTAGGCAGATAGGCTTTAGTAGCCAGAAGCTTAGGTACAGGATTAAATCAGATAACTATAAAGACCATTTTTGGTTGGAGGAAAAGTGACTAAACTAGATATAACCCCACAACCACACCAGCAACGGTTCTTGGACTGTAACGGTAAGATAAATAAGAAAGGTGCTCTTGAGGACAGTATTCGTATTGTGTTCTTCGGCGGTGGTGCTAAATAAAGCTGGTTCCACCTTAAAAAACCCCTCTAACTCAGGGAAACCCTACTAGGGCAATCCTGAGCCAAGCCCGTCACGGGAAGGTGCAGAGACTAGATCATTGTGATCGTAGGCTACAAGCGTAGTCGAAACGGGGGGCAACGTAAAGTTGAAGAGATAGTCCGACACTCCGAGTAATCGGAGGAGATGTAGCGAATCTCATAACAGTTTAGGGTGGAGGCAAGACGTTTAGTATCCTTGTAGACAACCTATACGGAATACATGACCCTGCCTATTTCAGTGTCTTCTTCAGGCGCACAACAGTTGAGCTGGAGACAAACCTCTGGCCTGCTGCCAAATCAATGTATGACCCAATCCTTAAAGACAAGGATGGAAAGTTCATAGGTAAAGCTCACATTGACGAACAAGGTAAGGTTATCACCTTCCCTTCAGGAGCTAAATCTAAGTTCGCGTACTGTATGTACGAAAAAGATGCTGACGCCTACTACGGCGCAGAGATATGCAAGATATACATTGACGAATTTCAGGCGCACACAGAATACACATTTAACGTGTTACGTTCTCGTAACCGTTCTACTTGTGCTAAGACAATCCCTCGTGGGATGCGGTTCACGCTTAACCCCGACCCAGACCACTTTATGTATGAGTGGATTGAGCCTTTCCTACTTGACGATGACTCAGGCTTCCCTGATCCAGAGAAAGGTGGTCGTGTACGACACTATTTGATTATAAACGGTGTTTTACATACTTCTTGGGATAAGCAAAAGCTTATTGATGAGTTTGATAAGAACCCACAGACATACACTTATGTCCCAGCTACCCTGACAGACAACAAGGTCTTGATGGAGCTAGACCCCGAGTATTTTGACCTTCTTGACTCTATGCCTGAAGATAAGCGTAACCAACTGCTATTAGGTAGTTGGAAGCCTTTAGAGAAGACTGGTATGTACTTCTCTAGGGATATGTTCAGGAAAGCAAGTCACATCCCCCTTAATTCTAAGTACTGTATTGGTTGGGATTTGGCTGCTACTGCACAAGAAGAAGGTAAGAAGAAGATCAGGGCTGACTGGACAGTTGGTATCAAGATGCACAAGTGTCCAGAGGGTAATTACTACATTACTGGTATGGAGCGCTTTCAGGAGCGTTCAGGCCCACGAGATACCCGCATACTTAGGACTCACCAACAAGAAGGTGATGACTGTTATGCGATATACCCACAGGAGCC